ATGCCAGATCTGCTTTCAATAAGTTATCCGCCATCAAACGTTCAACTGTAGCTGACCAATATTTAGATCAAGTAGCGAAGGTAACAGAAGTAGCAAGTCCCCCAGTTAAACCTAAACCTGTAGACGAGGTTGAAGTAGCAAGAAGAATGGAAGAAATTTCCGACGAGGACTTAGACCTTGAAATCAATGATTTATTAGCTAAAATGGACGGCGAAGACGACCTCATAGCGTCGATCGATTTTGATGATGGCTTAGGTGGAATAGAAACAAGACATGCTTCAATGCGCGATTTGCTAGATGAGATCGATTCAGAAGAAGTTAATTTAAATGAATTTATGGTGTGTATCCGTGGCTGATGTAAGTAAAATACAACAATGTCTTATAAGTTCGGATTTGCCGAATGCCCAGATGACTTTTGAGGGTTTCGATGCGATCGATTTAACTGACCCTCAGATCATGAAAATAGCAATGGACGATAAGCGCATGGGGCTTCAACGCCGTAAACGTGATATCAAATTACGTGCTATCGCTTATGCTCGTACTGCCGGTTACATGAACAGCTTTGAAGACGGACAGTTAAAGGCTTTAATGAATATTTTGGTTCGTGATAGATCCGGCAAAGCAGGCATTGTGTCCTTAGAACAAAAAATGGAAACGGTCACAGGCCAAGCCCATGCTATGATGGCCGAGATGTTAAGTCGCTACAAACCAAAAAAATTAGGATTTGAGAAAGACCCTGAAGCGCTTAAATTATTAGTCAAAGAGATTTTTGATGGTGCTAAAGGAGTAACTAAAGATCCCGATTCTGCTGCCTATGCTAAAATGTGGATGGACGTTAGCGAATATCTACGTAAACGTTTCAATTCTGCAGGCGGCAACATAGGGAGACTAGAGACTTGGCATCTACCTCAGAAACACGAAGCTGAAAAAGTAGGAGCAGTTAAATTTGAAGAATGGTATGATTACATAGACGGCAAATTAGATAAAGATGCTATGAGGAATACCGATGGATCTAAACTTTCTCCGGCTCAATATAAGCAAAAAATGAGAGAGGCATATGAGACCATCAGCACCGATGGAATCAGCAAGATTAAAATCGGTGAAAACACCGGACTATCAAAACTTTCATCCCGCCACCAGCTATCACGTCTATTGCATTTTAAAGACGCTGATTCTTGGCTTGAGTACCAAGCAAAATTCGGTGCTCCTGATATCTATAGTTCTCTTACTGACCACATCCACATGATGTCCACAGAAATAGCTGCGCTTGAGACTTTAGGACCAAACCCTGATGCCTTAATCAAGCAATTGACCCAAAAAGCCGTCAAAGACACCAACGATCGCTCTGCCGAAACTAAAGTCATGAAGGTTTTCGATAATTTGATGGGCAAGACGACTGTGATAAACAACGACGTCGCAAATATGTTTGCTACTACTCGTTCTGTGATGGTTGCTTCAAAATTGGGTTCGGCCATGCTATCAGCTCTGTCAGATACAGTGTTTACTGCGGTTACAGCCAACTTGAACGGAATGTCAGGATTCAAAGTCGGCATGCGCGTGTTGAAGCAATTGAATCCCGCTAATGAACAGGATCGAGTTTTTGCAACTCAGTTGGGTTTGATTGGAGAATATGCCATGGATAGAGCTTTAGCTGCTCACCGTTTCACTGAAGTGACCGGTCACGCGTATGCTACTAGAATGGCTGACGTTGCGATGAGGGCTTCCGGCTTACAAGCTTGGACGGCTGCAGGCAAACAGGCTTTCGGTATGGAATTCTTAGCTATGATGGCCAAGCATTCTAGCAAATCTTTGGATGAAATGCCAAAAGCAACAGCAGACGCCTTTAAACGTTATGGTATAGACAACAAAGATTGGGATATGATACGTCGTTCACGTAAAAAAGATCTTAGGGGGGTTAAATTTATCGATCCTACTCAATTTAATGATAACGCTTTAACTGCCAAAGTAGTAGGTATGATAAAATCTGAAACCAAATGGGCAGTCCCTGAGCCTGACGCTATGGTTAAGGGGATGTTGAATCAAGGAACAAAAACAGGCACATTTGGCGGTGAATTTTTGAGATCCGTAACTCAATTCAAATCGTTTCCTGTTGCCGTAATGTACGACCATTGGGCGCGTATCCTCACTGATGCCCACATGAATCCTAAGTTCAAAGCAAAATATGTATCTCATTTACTTTTAACAGCTACTGCTGTAGGAGTGTTCGTTCTCCAAGCAAAAGAGATATCAAAAGGTCGCGACCCAAGAGAATTTAATTCCTCTTTGGTTATCGATGGAGTGTTGCAGGGGGGTGGCCTCGGCCTCCTCGGTGATATGACATTGCGCGATGCCGACCGGTTTGGGGGTTCTATTGCGGACACCCTTGCCGGTCCTCTTGTGGGATTGGTTGACAAAGTATTGAAAGCCACAGCAGGCAACACCAGAACCGCAGTTACTGAATTTTTCGATGAAAATCCCGATAAAGCTAAAGAGGCCGCTAAATCTATTGGCCCTGACTTTATAAAAATATTGATGGACTATGCTCCTTTGCAAAATCTGTGGTATACTCGTGCCGCCACTGATAAGCTCATTAAAGATCAAGTCATGCTCTCTTTGGATGACAATTACAGAGATAAACAGGAGCGTTTATATGATATGCGGCTTGATGAAGGTCAAGACGATTATTGGAAAACAGGAGAATTAGCTCCGACTAGGATGCCCAAAATAGAAACACCCAAAATCGTCAAAAGAGTGGCGAGAGACATTAGCATTTAGGAGGCCAAAATGACTATTACAACAACTACACCTATCACTGAATATGACCCCGACGGAGTTGCTACTAATTATTCTTATGAATTTTACATTCAGAATGAGAATCAAATTTGCGCCTTGATTGACGGCGTTCTGATCAATCCGAATGACTACACAGTCAATGGAGTACGGAATGCCAACGGAGGAAATATTGATTTTGATGCTCCTCCTGACGGTGATCTACTTGAATTGGTTCGTTTACTGCCGGAAATCCAAGAAACTCAATATCCGAAGTTCGGGAGATTTCCTGCGCAAAGCCATGAAGATGCTTTAGATTATCTGACCATGCTGGCGCAACAACAACAATTCACTATAAATCAAAACTCTAATGAGATTGACAATCTGTTGACTAGAGTAGCAGCGTTAGAGGCGATAGTCAACCCATGACCGTATATATATGTGAACACTTTATAATTGAAGAACTTGTACCTCCTTCGGCCTATAAGGCTCGTGGGGAGAAATCTTGGGGATTACTCGATAACCGCGCATTGCTGAGCATTGATGCGATACGCAAGCGGTATGGTCGAATGACATGCAATAACTGGAAATGGGGAGGCGATCGTCAATGGTCAGGGCTAAGAACGCCCGATTCCCCTTGGTTTAGTCCTTACAGTCAGCATACATTCGGTCGAGCGTTTGACTTGATACCGTCGGACGTTTCCGTTGATGAAATAAGGGAGGATATAATAAATAAACCTTCCTTATTTCCCCTGATAAGAGGTCTCGAACTCGATGTTAGCTGGCTGCATATTGATACTCGTAACAGCAATACACTTAAAACTTTTAAAGCGTAGTAAGGAGAAATCAATGAATAAGACTAATACAGTGCTTACAATATTGATATCTACGATTGTTTTAGTTTCTTATGCCGTGGCAGGCGTAAACCATTTTGCAACAGCAGAAGATTTGCTACTTGTGAAAAAAGAACTGGCTGATCACATATATCACCAACATAAACAATCCATAACTGACCACATTGATCAAGCTGATGAAGAAATCACAAAGATCAAATTAAAACCTTCTTTGGATGAGCACGATAGGAGATTGATAATTTTCTATCAAGGCAAAATCCAAAAGAAGAAAAGAGAACTTGAAAACCTGAGGAGAGAAAAAGAATGAACCCGTGGATAGCAATTTTAATCGGACGCACCGTAAAAAAGAAAGTAATCCCTGTAGTGATGGACTTCTTAATTGAAGCCGTTGAGGAATTGGCCGACGATACCCAGACCGAAGTAGACGATAAAGCGGTCGAGATCGTGAAAAAGTACCGTGGTCCAATTGAGTCGATTATCGTAAATAAACTTTAATCGTAAAGTCGCTCGGCTACCAATGTCGCGTAGCCAGCGATATCCATCCAAGTGTCCTTCTTTCTGGGATTGCCTTGAGCTATTCGACTCAGCTTAGTACAAATCATATCAATCGCTTCTTGTTGTAAGGGCGGCATAGTCTCATGACAACTGCCTGTAGCCATAACAGATTTAAGAAGTTGCGCTATTTGAAATTGATCGGTCGCGTCACCATAATCATCACCGCGATCTTCTAAAATTTTTTTCAACTCTTTACCTTC